GATCCAAGACGCCCCGAGTTGGCGTAACGCGCATATACGCCTTGCAGCGCTTGGTCGGCAGCGTCATTGACCGAGGTTTGCAAGTACGGTGTGACCTCGCGGGTCGTCTGGCCTTGCAGCATGTCGGTTGCGGCGTTTTGCTGGCCCATCAAAGCCGCAAGCATTGACGTGTCTGTTCCGGCTTGCTGGGCGGCTTGCAATGCCCCTGTGTCTGCGCGCTGGCCCGAAATCGCCTGTAGACCGCTCATGTCGGCGCGCTGACCGACCATGTTTTGCATTCCGGCCGTGTCGATGGTCTGGCCCAGAGCGCCCTCCAGCGCCGAAGTGTCGATCTGTGGCATTTTAAACGGCTGCGCGTAGTTCCGCGCCATGTCGAAGAATGCCATTTGATCGGAATTCATTGGGGCAATGCGGTCGCCCTGATAGACGTCGGGCTGGAAAGCGTCGGCGCGGTTAAACGTGCGGCGCATTTGGTCTTCGATGTAGCGCGGCGCTTGGACCGTTTGTGTAGTTGTTTCAGCGCCTTTTGACATTGTCGCGCAAATCCTTATGAAAAGTTGGATATGCGAGGTGCCAGCCAAATTTTTCGAGGGTGCGTTCCCAACCTTTCCGGCCATAGCCTTCGATCAGGTCACAATCGCAAATGACGGCGTGCTCGCTTATCTTGTCGAGAGCCGTCTCAAGCCAGGCGGTCATCTTGGCACCTGACACGAAGTCGATGCAGAGAGACCGGCGGCGCGGATAGGCGGAGATCCGGGTTGTGAATGTCGCGATAATAACAGAATTGTCGCTAATGACAATCCACAGCAGATACGCGCCGGATTTTGCGGCGGCGTAAACGTCTTCGGTGGCAATACGGCCCTGGCTTTGTTCGACCGGCTTTTCGAGCATAGGCCTCAACGTCGGCCAGACGTGGTCGATCAGGTCGGGCCTGACCGGCAGAACTTCAACCGATGACGATGTAAGTGATGGCTTGCGTGCCGGGGTTCGCTTGGAACGTGATCGTGATCTGGCCATTGGAAGCAGCTACCGTTGCGTCTCGGGAGACAGTGGTCGTCGGCATGATGAAAATTGCGCTGTCGGCGGAAACCAGCGGGTTCGCGACAACCTGCGTCATGCTGCCGGTTGTGGTTATGGTGCCAACACAAGCGAGCTTGCCGTCTAGCGCCTGATTGACCGCTAGCGCCACTTCGCGCGGTGTGCCGCCCTGCGGCGGTAGTTTCGCCTCGCCAGCCATCAGCGTCGCCCCTGTGCCGTTGCGTCGAGACTGAACCCAAACGCTTGTGACCAGTTGCCCGAGGCTGTGAATTTCAGACTAAAATAGCGGCCGGTCTTGCGCGCCGGGATGATGTTGTTTGCGTTGACGGACACAGGCTCGGCGAAGTTTGGCACGTCGATTTGGCGCGAGCGCGAACCCACAGCACACAAAACAGCCGCGTCGGTGCTTGCGCCTTCGATGTGCGGATTGATGCCGCGAACTAAAACAAGCTGCTTTTCTGCCGGCTCGAATTCGCCGGTTTCGAGCGTCAGCGTCAGCGGCGTGCCGGTCAGCGCCGACAGGAACGAGCCAGCGCCGTTGCTTTGCGCCAGCGCCAGGACCGTTGACCCGCCTGCATAGACGCCCGCGTCGAGCGTCGTGGTCAAGTCTTCCAATGTTTGCGGGTTGCCCTCGGCGTCGTTGTCGAGACTTTCGAGTGTGGTTCCGAGCTGGCGCGCATGGCCGATTGTCTGGTGGTTGATCTTTGCAAAGCCCCACTTGTCGAGCGTGTAGTCGTACACCATCAGACTGTCGTTTTCGTCAGCGTCGGCGTTTTGGCTTGGGTAAGACCAGATAACCAGCGAGGACGCCGGATCAATAAGGCATTCGATGTCGCTGGGCCGTGAGCGGTCGAAGGTGCTGAAAAAGAAATCGTTGACGCGCTCCGCGCCAATGTTCTGCACTTGCCCATTAACGTAACGCTGGAAACCGTCCGAGCTTAGAAAAAACGCCTCGTTGGATGAGCGCGCCGCGGTACTGCCGGCGAACTCACAGCCTTGGTTCGATACCTTTTCAAAGCCGAAGACCAGTGGCGGCCCAAGGTAGTTCATCCGATAGATGCCCGTCCGCGTAAAAATCAGCCCCGTCTCGCCCCCGATCAGGCCGGTGATTTCGCTGGTGTCCGCAAGGATCTGCGCGCCGCTCTGATCGGTGCCGTTTGTCCATGCGCTCGCGTCGTCTATCGCTGACCATACGACCTCGGCCTCGCTGTTTGATGTGTTAGCGCAGACCAAGAACCGCCCCACAGCCGCGACATGCGTTGCGTTCGGTGCGCCTGACACTGACGTCGGCGCGGTCGATCCGTTGCTGTCAAATTTTTGTAGCGCCTGACCCACACCGCTCGCGGCATAAACCACGCGCGCGCCGGACCCGGTCGTCGCAAATTCTTGGAACCGCCACCGCACGACGTTCGAATAAGTGGGGTCGGGCGCGGCGCTGTTTGCGTAGTTAAATTCTTGAAACTTATTTGATCCGGCGTCGAGCTTGACCAAGCGCGTGTCTGTGCCAGCGAAAATGTTTGTAACGAGCGCCCCAGACTGTACCTGCACAGTCGACAGAATGCCGCGAATGCGGGGCATGTTAATCTCGGTCGCTGCTGCGCCGCCCGACACAGCGCCGATGCGCAGCTTGTCGCCTGTCAGCGCGCTTGCTGATTTGACGGCCTTGAAGCCGCGCACGGCCGGGAAAGCATTTTGCAGCGAAAGGACGCCAGGATGTCCAAGTGAGGGGTGGTCAGGGAGCCAAGGCCCGAAGTCAATCATTAGTTTGCCTCGCGTTTACACTGGCGTCAGCGACGTCAAGTTTGTGCTGTTGTGGGCGATCAGCCATTTGCTACCGTCGCTCTGCTCGAAGTATTCGCCCTCTTGGCTTGTCCACTCGGTCGACGTCTCTTGACCGACAAAAGTGAAAGACGAGCCGTTGAACGTGTAGGCATGGGCGGCAGACGTGTCGCCAAAGTAGTAGTAATTTTTGTCGAAGTCGTAGAACGCGGAACGGTTGTTGGCCTTGCTCACCCCGGACGACGCCGGCAGCGTGTAGTTTGTCACGCCGCCGCCGGTTGTTATCCGCACGACGCGCGACGGTGTCGTGTAACTGCCAGCCCAAAAATAAGTCCCATCCCACAAAACGCCCTGCAAGTTGTCGGCGTGAGAGGCTGAAGCGACCTGCGACCCGGTTGACTTGTTGACGACAGAAATGCTGCCGTTACCAGAAACGCCGCACAAAAGCGTTCCGCTGTCTGCAAGGCCGTAATAACCTGCGCCAAGTGCCGTAAAGGTGCGCGTGACGTTTTGCGACGTCCACGCCGACCCGCTCCAATAATACTGCGTCGCGGAGTTAGTATTTACCGTTTTGAACCAAGCGTAGCGGGTGTACCCAAAGCTTGCGTCGCGCTCAAGGCACCATGATCGGTAATTGTTCGGCGCGGCTTTGTTTTGTCCGGCAGCCGTGTAGCCCATGTCAAACGACGTGATGCCGCCACCAGCGTTGTCGGAGGGGTCGTCCGTCACAGTAATCGAAACGGCGTGGCTGTCTGATCCGGCGGAGTTTGTCGCAACGACGTTGATGGATTGCGATCGGTCTGCAGCGGTTTCGTAGTCTGGCGACACGGCGAAAGTAAGTTGTCCGCTGCTGTTGATGTTGAAGTTGCTCGCATCTGTGCCAGAAACCGACCAAGTGATTGGTGTGCTGCCATTGGCGGTGTAGGTCGCCAACACTGTGCTGGTGCTGGTGTTTTCGATAATCGAGATTGACGTCGAGCCGGAAACGGTTGGTGCAGTGCCGCCGCCTCCGCCGCCGCTGTTCGTGATTTTGTAAGCCGTTGGCGTGCTGAACGGGTTATGCAGCATGACGCCAGAGCCGCCCCACAAAGAGCGCGAATTGCTGAAGTCGTTGTTCAGGCCGCTTGTATAGATGTCGCCTGCCTGCCCAAATTTAGTGGTAAGATAAGTCTTCATTTCCGCCGGCGTGATCTGCGGGTTGACTTGAGCAATCAACGCGGCGACCCCGGCGACTTGAGGCGCAGCCATAGAGGTGCCGCTCAAGATTTGCTGTTTATAGTTGCTGTCCAAATAATACGACGTGCCACCCGATACGCCGCTTGAAAAAGCGCTGACGACGTTGTTGCCTGGCGCATAGATGTTGGTGCCGGGGCCGGCGTTACTGTATGTCGCTTTTTGATCCAACAAACTGCTGTATGCCGTGGCGTCTATGCTGCCAACTTCAATGCTATCGCCAAAACCGTTTGCGCGATTTCCTGCGCCTGTCGGACTGCAGCCTTGATTGTAACGGCGGGGGTTGCTGGTTGGCGTGCCGTAAGAAAAATTGTCGTAGTCAGAGCCGCCCGGCGCGTCGGTTTTGTAACCAAAATTTCCCGCGCAATGGACAAAAATTACGCCGGCCGAAATCATGTCTTCCACCTCGGCGTCGATAGCCGCGCCGCGATATGGCTGCACGTAGTTACCGTATGAGCTCACCGTTCCGTCACCAGCCCAGCCGTAGGACAAACGCTCGGCGGACGTGTCTACTAGCGCGCCTTGTTTCGCGCTGCCTCGGTAGTTGATGTAGGTTGGCGGCGTAGTGTAACTCCACCAGTATACCCACGACGCGTTAACGATTGTCGGGCGCTTGTAGCCGTTTGCCTGCACAGGCTTTGCGTTGTGCCACAGCCGTATCAGGTCGCAGGCGGTGTACGTGACGTGGCTCATGTAGATAGCCCCGGTGCCTTCTATCTTCATCGAATAGATGTCTGCCCCGCGCGCCCAGCCGAAAGTTTTACCGGCTGCAATGCCAGCGACATGCGTGCCGTGACCTGTGGCGTCTGTGTAAAAAGATCCGCTTTGATTGCCTGACACCCCCGCCGCCGAGTACCAATTTATTTGCTGCAGCCGGCTTGACCCTGCCGCGTCTTCCCATTCAGGGTGGCCGACTTGGATGCCGCTATCAAGCACGACAATGTCAACGCCTGTGCCGTCTAAATGATAGTCGTAATTCTGCGAAGTGCTGTTGCCCGCCCCATAAATGTTTGATGTGGCGTTGCAGCGAACAAGTCCCCAATTTACGTTCGACCCGCTTGCGCTTGTCGTTTTGCTAAAGTTGCCCGTTTGCGTCAGCCCTGGCCCAAAGCCCACATGGGGGTTTAAGGCAACGGGGATTTCTACCGCCAGCACGCGAGGATCTGACTGCAGTGCTTCCGCCTCGGCTTCGGTGAGCGCGTACTCAGTATTGCGCAAGCTGCCAGGGCGGGCGTTGACCACGTCAACAGATCGCGCAGGGATTTGACCAGCGCCAACCTGCGCCGTCATTTCCGCGAAAAACTGATCGGCGTCTTCGGCGTTTTCCAGCGTGACGACGTATTCTTTTTCCATTTACAGCGCCACCCACGAAGACCCGTTATAGACGTTGACGGCGTTGGTTGACGTGTTGAACACCATGTCGCCCGCTTGCGCTGAAATAGCGTTGCGCTCGGTCGTGGTGAGGTTTGGCAATCGGAAAGGGACCGCGCCCTCGACCGTCACACGGTTGCCAGCGTCCAGAACGACGTCGCTGCTGCTGCTGATCGTGTTGGTCGAGCCAGAGCCAGTGACCTCAAGGTTTTCGACCGTCAGCGTGTTCGTCGTCGCGTTAAACGTGAACGTGCTGTCTCCGCCAAATGAACCGTTGGCGTTGTATTGAACTTGGGCGCTTGAACCGCCGGGTGTGCCGCTACCGCTAGAAACTGCGCCGGTCGCCACAGCCGTCACTCGGCCATAAGCGTCGACCGTGATGGTGTCGATTTTGGTTGTGTTGCTCGTGCTGCCGTAGGTGCCTGACCCTATGCCCGCCGCTGCAAGGGAGAGCGTTTGCGTGTGGTCGCCAGATGCCGTGCTTTGCGACCCAGTCAGGCCCGTGCCGGCTGTGATGTTGACCGCTGTAATGTCGCCGGAACCGCCGCTGCCGATTTCCGAATATTTTGCCAGCCGCTCCCAAGATCCGCCGTGCGCGAAGTACATGGTGCCGTCGGCGTGGCTGTGCGCGATTGCGCCGTGGTAGGTGGTGGCGCTTGGGAATGCTGCTTGGTTGGCGAAATAGAATGGGATGACCGAGCCGCCAGACGTTGCGGTGATTGTGCCGGTCAGGTCAATGTCGCCAGTGCCAGTGATGTCGTTGCTGTTTAAATCAAGGTTGCCGCCAAGTTGCGGGCTCGCGTCTTCGACTACATTAGAAATGCCTGCGCCGCCGCCTGACTGTGCGACCCATGCGTAATCGGTGCCGTTCCAAGACAAGACATAGCCGCTTGTCGGGTTGGCTTGGTTTAAGTGGCTGTCGATCTTGGTGTTGGCGTTTCCA